TGCGTCAAAGTTCTAATTATTGGTATAATAAGCTTAAGTAAGTAAAAACTTATCAATCAGTAATAAAAATTTCTGAAAACTTATCAATACTCCAAATTTGTAGTAATTGTTCTTGCGTTAATTCTCCAGAGAGATCTATTGAGGCCTTATCGTAGGCTCGTCCCAAGGAAGCGGAACTAACTTGGTTTTTATTGATACTGCGCACATAACCGTCATGATTTGGGGGTTCGCCAAGACCGAAACCTTCTAGATATTTATCCATGTATTGGCTTGCAATGTAGGCGCCAGTGGTCATATTTGTCACTCGTGTTGTGACACGGTAGCCGGCTGTCCAGCCTCTACTGTCTGTATGTCCAAATCCAACAATCTCAAAACTTTGCGTTACCTTCTTGATCGTTAATGGCGGAATTCTTGATGTTATAAAATCAGATAAGTCAGAAAGTTTGAGATTTAGGCTAGCATCGTAAAGTTCATCATTGTCATTTTCTTTTGAAATCACAAATAAATCATCATCTTTCAAGTTTGTTGCTGAAGGTAGGTTGCTGATCTTTGTTCCCTGGGGGTCGCTTGAGGTTCCAGGGCAACCTGTAACTTCTGCTATTCCTATGGCGATTATATCGGCGTACACTGGCGCAAAATTTCCCGTTATTGATTGCGCTAAAATAGTAACACTTTCACTGTTCCAACTGACAACTTGCATTGTTTCGTGAGTATTGACGGCCGCACTAGGGAAGCGTGTAGACGCAACAACCTTAAATGGCTTTGAAGCAAACGGTATCGGGAAATCCACCACCTGTGATGATTCTGTAATAAACGCAGGGCTACTCATCCATTGTATGGTTAATCCATTGCGAAACATTTGATAGCCCGAATCTTCTGAAAGTATTTTGCATAAATCGCCGGTACCAGGCACAGGGTCCGTTGCCGATATTGCGACTACTTTGATATATTTTTGCGCCTTATCCGGATTATCGTCTAGTCCAAAACCACGTGTGGTTGTGGGGTCTGTAGTGCCGGCGGTTCCCGCAGCAGACCAGTGTGCATACCCGTAAAACGACAAATTGACGGTCAGTTGCGAGTTCGTGATATTTTGTACTTGACATCCATGACTAACAAAGCTCCCAATGGAGTTCTCGAAGAAAACTTCTCCAATTTTAGTTGCCTCAGTACTACCATCGGGGGATTTAGATACATACACATCGACGCTCATGTCTGTTGTTCCCAAATTATGATTAAATGTCAAATTATTGCCATCCTTTACCATAGTTTGCCCATCTGTGTCAACCCATCCACTAGTCCAGCCCGCCATCCTATTTACCCTCCAATTCTTTAACCAGTACTTTATGCACTTCCTTTAATTTACCTTCTTTCATATAGTCAGAAGGAGTATTTTCATCCAGATCTTTATTTTCAGCTTTAAGCCACTGGGTGGCTGCATAGAAAGGCATTTTCTTCGCAAGAAGCTCTAGGATATCGTATTTGGAAATATTTGGCATATATAATATATTATACACTAAAGTCTGTGTAATATTTAGTAATAATCAATAACCCTTAAATAAATGCCAAGAAAAAAAGCACCAAAAGATATTGACTCAGAGTTTGACATAAACCCATTCAAGTCTAAGATTGTGATCAAAGGTAAGAACTTAAGCGAAAAGCAAAAAGTTTTCCTTGATCTATCAATGGACAAAGATACCAAAATAATATTCGTCTCCGGCCCAGCTGGAGCAACCAAAACATACATGGCTGTATTTTCAGCACTAAGACATTTGCAAAAAAACGATGAATTAGATTTACTGTATGTTCGTACTGCAATCGAAAGTGCAGATAAAGGGCTTGGAGCATTACCAGGCTCACTAGAAGAAAAGATTAATCCCTACATGGCTCCACTAGAGGACAAGCTCGAAGAGATGCTCCCAAAGGGTTCGGGCGTAAAGAATGAACTTTTAAAATCCGGCAGAATACAAGCCATGCCAATAAACTTCCTTAGAGGAGCAAGTTGGTTTAATAAAGTTGTAGTAGCGGATGAGTCTCAAAATTTCTCGTTCAGGGAGCTTGTTACAATGACGACTCGAATAGGAGAAAACACCAAGCTTTTTGTGTGCGGCGATATGATGCAAAGCGATATCGGCAACAGAAGCGGATTCTCAGATATGTTCGACTTATTCAACGACCCAATAAGTAAAGAAAAAGGTATACATTGCTTTGAGTTTAATGAGGATGATATATTTAGAAGTGAAATATTAAAATATATAATTACTAAATTAAAAACATACAAAAAGTAGTGTAACCAAGAGTATGGATGGGATTTATGTAATAGTATCTGCGGTAATCGGCGCGTCAGCAACAATAGCTAGCGTACTAATTTCAAGAAAAAGAGCAAAAGACATTGCGAAAAAAAAGGACCCAATACTGAGCGAAACTCAGAATAACGAAAATATTTACACTGCTCTAGATTACTTAATGAATCAAATGGGCGCTGACCGCGCTTATATCATGCAGTTCCATAATGGTAGTTATTACGTTTCAGGAAGAAGTCAGCAGAAGTTTAGCTGTACTCATGAAATGGTCCTTCCTGGAATAAGCAGGGAGCATGAGCATTCAAGAAACCATATTGTTTCAAATTTTCACGATTATATTAATAAATTGACTAGCGATGGATCGTTCGCTTACTCAGATGTTAAATCTGCTCCAGATCATGCGTTTGCCATGATGGCTCAAGATAAGGGGGTAAAAAGCATCTACAATGTCCCGATAAAGACTCTAAACGATACCGTGATTGGCATATTGGGGGTAGACTATGTAAAAGGTTACGTAGATGAATGCAGCATGGAATCTTGCGCTTCTGGTGAAGACAAGTGTTTTGATAAAACAACCAACGAGTTTATGCGTAGGCAGGCAAGGATAATTGCCGGTTATTTAATATAAATTATTAGATATAATGCATCTGCTTGTTTATAATACAAGTATTATGCAAACTATATTTTGTACAGAATGTGGAGCAAAAAACGAGTACTCTGGCGCTAAGCCAAAGTTTTGTTCTTCCTGCGGAACTCCTATGGAGAAAACTGCATCAAGCGGCCCCAAGCCACAAGCAGCCAAGAAACCTACTGCTCGCAAAAGCGTTGGAAGCTTCAGGGAGCAAATGGAGACTAGAAAGGAATCTAGGGGTTCTCTGTCGGAGGACGAAACGGACATAGATTATGTCCCGAATATATCCTCATTAAGCTACGAAATAACTAAATCGGGCAACACTATCCACAACTTTAAAGATATTATTGATGCCGCCCAAAAAGAAGACACCAACAAGTAGACCTAAGGAAGACGCTGAACTCAAGGAGCCTGTAGTTAAGGCAAAGTACGAAGACCTTAATGATGTAATAGATAAAGAGTTGATCAAAAGAAAGAGGAACTGGTTCTTGAGCTCAGTGGCTTGGATAGATTTTGACGATGTGTCGCAAATTATACGCGCACACATTGCTAATAAATGGCATCTATGGGACCAGTCGAGGCCAATAAAGCCATGGCTGAATAAAATTATCGCAAATCAGATGAAAAATATCCTGCGTAATCATTATAGTAATTACGCTCGCCCATGCTTGAATTGTCCGTTCAATAACGATGCGGATATGCAGTTGTGTAGTTTTACTAAATCCGGACAACAAGACAGAACATGCCCATTATACAAAAAATGGGACAAAACCAAAAAGCACGCATACAATGTAAAAATAACTTTATCGCTAGACAGTCATATTCATGAGATCGATGGAAACGTAGATAATCATCTTGACATGGATATAAATTCAGCTTCCGAGAAATTGATCAAAGAACTTAAAGCTTGCCTAAACGAAAGGCAGTTCAAGGCTTTCCAATTACTCTACATACAAAACTTAACAGATCAAGAAGTTGCAGACCAAATGGGTTTCAAAAGTACAGAGTCAGGAAGAAAAGCGGGATACAAACAAATTAAAAATTTGAAGAAAACCTTAAAAGACAAAGCCGTTAAAATACTAAAAAAGAAAGGTATAGCATTTCTAGGAGATGAAAATAACATTATCTAAAGAACAAAAACAATATATTAGGGATAATTTTAAAAAAACTCCTAATTTACTAGATTTAACAAAAGCCGTGTTTCAGGACGAAGACCTTGATGGTCGAAGCAAAGAAGGTCGAGCCGTAAAGAAGTTTCTTGCAGAGCAGAGTATGGATTACAAGACCAGCGCATGGGACAAGGTCGAGGATATTGAATTAACTGACCATCAGATTGAGTTTGCCAAGCAGCAAGCCAAGAACGGTCTTAGTGCTTTTCAGATAGCTGAGATGATTTGGCCAGAAATGTCTGTCAAAAGATTCTCGAAGCAACATGTGGCTGTTTTAGATTTTCTTAGAGAATATGAGCCGGCTTACGTTCATGATAGCGAGAGTGCGGTCAATAGGGTTTACGCTCCACCCAAACTTTTGTCTACTGGACTTAATAAGGTTAACGAATTCTGCTTCGCCGACCTAAGAGAAGATAAACTCACTCATGATGACACAAACTGCATTGAGTGTTTAATAAAAAGTCTTTCGGCGCCAAGATTCATACAAGTCATAAGTAACTACAGTAACATGAAAGATAGGCAGTTGTTCGAGGCCGAGTTCATAAGAGCAACATGGGACAAACCAGATTTAACAAGTGATGAAATAAATTTATATATTAATGTTTGTGTTGATTATATTAATTTAAAAAATATATCATCTCACATTGAAAAGCTAAATACAATGTTTAATGAAGTTGAGGATCAACAAGACATGACAGTAAGATTAGCAGAAGTATTAAAATCTAAAACAGATGAATACGATAAATGTGAAAAAAGAATGGAATCATTAATTAAAAAATTAAATGGAGACCGTTCAGAGAGATTAAAGAACAGAAGCAAGGAAAATGCTACTATAATCTCACTAGTAAAGAACTTTCAGATTGAGGACGAACGACTTCGAATGATACAATTAGCAGAGATGCAAAAAAAATTAGTTGACGAAGAGGTAACTCGACTTGATAATATGGATAGCTGGAAAGCAAGAATACTAGGAATCTCTAAACACGATGCAACATGAAAAAAATTGAACTATTAATTGGCGACTATGAATACTCTAAGATCCAAGAGATCTTTGAAAAAGAGGCTGGCTTTAAGCCTGTGAATGAATTTGACCAGGTTATAGTAAAAGCCTTGTCCGCAATCATTAGCCCAAATAACCTCTTGGAGGAAGATGTCGGAGGAGAGGAAACTTACGAAACCACGGTCAGTAAGATCGTAGAGCCGGAGAACAAGTCTCTCGAGGAGGGTAACATAGAATACAAACTTTAATATAGAAATATACTACTCTTCAATATATAATACAAACAGTAGCAGATATAAAGAAAACTACAGTTAAACAATAAACAATTTATAACTAAACTAAACAATAAATATAAAATAAAATTTAAATAATTATGAGTGATAAAATTATAAGAGATAAAATGATTGAGACCCTTGGAACTTCCATTCTCAATCAGTTAAACCTTAACGGCCTAATTGAGGCGGCAAAAAGCTACTCGATTCAATTAGCTAACACTGAGTTGGACAAGATGTCCGACGAAGACAAAGAGAAGTTAGTTGAACATATCGAAAAAGCAGATGCAGAAGCCGCAGAAAGTGAATCGGGCGAATCAGAAGAAGCTGAAGTCGCAGAGACTGAAGTTGTTGCTTAGTATATTTTTTTGCTTAATTGCGCATGGAAATAGGTCACTGCATTTTGTAGTGGCTTATTTTTGTTTATAGATGACTTGTGAATGTAAAGTATGTAATAAATCTTTCAAGAATGAAAGAGGCTTGCACTTGCACATCCCCAAGACGCATAAAATTCCTCTTGCTGAATATTACGTTAATATTTATCAGCGTCGGGATAAATTAAATAATGAATTATTAGAATTTAAAAATAAAGATGATTATTTTAATATTGATTTTGTGTCGCAGGGAAACCTTCGTAAATGGGCTTTAGGTGCCGATAAGGAGGAAGTTAAGGAATATATATTAAAACGCCTTCAGCAGCGCGTTACGGGCAAGGAATTGGCATATGCTCCGTGTCACCTGGAACTTCTTCTTCATGACTTGCCATCAATGGATATGTATAAGTATTTTTTTGGCTCTTATTCGCAAGCATGCAATGATATAAAAATTAAACCATTATTAGATAAAAATATAATGAAAGGTTTTTTTGAAAGAAATATAGAATTAGATGATATTAACATACTAATAGACACTCGCGAGCAGCAACCATTAAAGTTTAATAACTCTATGTCTATGAAGTTGGATTTTGGCGATTACGCTGTTGGCGCGCCGCATTACGACTATACTTATGTTGACAGGAAAAGCGAATCAGATTTCAAAGGTACAATGACTACAGGGTTTAAAAGATTCACTAGAGAGCTTGAAAGGGCGCAAGAATTTGATGCATATATTTTTATAGTAGTCGAAAGTTCGATAGAAGCGATTATAAAAAACAATATGTACGGACCTAGGCAATCAAACCTTCCGTACATCTGGCACAATATGAGATTGCTCATGCATAAATTCGCTAAAAAATGTCAATTTATTTTTACTGGAGGAAGGAAGCAATCAGAAGAAATGATACCCAAGCTTTTGGTATATGGTAAAAAATTATGGGAAACGGACTTACAATACTTTATAGATAAACAATGACTTGGGAAGAAGGCAGACTAGCAAACAACGATAAAGAGGTTAACGTCAACGATGAAATGTTGAAGATCAAGGGGTATCTGGACGAGCCAGACGCAAAGATTTTGCTTCATAATTTCCTTAGGGACAATGTAACTTTTACAACCAACTTGATAGCTGGAGTGGATCTTTTTCCTTTTCAACATTTAGCTATCAAATCGATGCTGGAGACGGATTACTTTCTTGGCATATGGAGTCGAGGAATGTCCAAGTCTTTTAGTACTGCTATATATGCTTTCCTGGATGCGATATTTAATCAGGGAGTGCAGATAGGTATTATGGCCGCCACGTTCAGGCAGTCGAAGATGATATTTGAAAAGATTGAGGATATAGCAAGAAAACCAGAAGCTGCATTTTTAGCGCAATGCATAACCAAGAAATCAAAGAAAAATGACCAGTGGACTCTAGAGATCGGAGAGTCTAAAATTATTGCTTTACCTTTGGGTGATGGTTCAAAGTTGCGTGGTTTTAGGTTTCATAGAATTATTATTGATGAGTTTCTTTTGATGCCAGAGCATATTTACAATGAGGTTATTTTGCCGTTCCTTAGTGTTGTTCAAAACCCTACCGAAAGAGAGAAGGTAAGAAAGCTAGAAGATCAAATGATAGCTAAGGGCAAAATGAAGGAAGAAGAGAGGTACAAGTGGCCAAACAATAAATTGATAGCATTATCCTCGGCTAGTTATAAGTTTGAATATTTATATAAGGTATACGAAACATTTGAGAATCTAATTCTAGACGGAACCCACCCTGGCTCTATAGATACATCAAAAAGAGTTATAATGCATTTTAGTTATGATGTTGCTCCTCCGGCACTTTACGACCAAAACCTAATTCACCAATCAAAGCAAACAATGAGCCAGTCTCAGTTTGATAGAGAGTTTAACGCCATATTTACGGACGATAGCTCAGGATTCTTCAAGACGTCCACGATGGCTGCTTGTACTGTGCCAGATGGGCAGACTCCTTGTATGGAGCTTGCCGGAGATAGGGATTGTAAGTATTTACTAGCGTTCGACCCAAGTTGGGCTGAGAGTGAAAGCTCTGACGATTTCGCTATGCAATTATTTAAATTAAATGATAATACAAAATCTGGTACTTTAATTCATAGTTATGCTGTTCCTGGTTTAAAGATGCAAGATCATATTAATTATTTTCATTACTTATTGACTCATTTTAATATTGTTGCTATTGTTGGTGACTATGGTGGAGGTGTGCAATTTTTACAGGGAGCTAATGCTAGTGAGCAATTTAATAAAAGTAATATAAACATACAGGAAATCTCTGCTGACCTTGATAATACGGAGCATTACCAGGAGGGTCTCAGGGATCTCAAGATGCAATACAATTTAAAAGATAGAAAAATATGTATACTGAGGAAAGCTAATTCTGACTGGATTAGAAAGTCGAATGAACTTTTACAGGCCAACTTAGATCATAAAAGGATATGGTTTGGTTCAAGACCCTTGGATGACAATTACCATATGCAATTGAAGAAAAAAGTGCCCGTGGACGATTTGATATTTGTACCTAATCAAAAAGAGTTTTTGAAAAGTAGCGGTGGAGCAAAATTAATAGATTTCCTCGATCACCAATGGGATATGGTTAATTATACTAAGAATCAATGTGCATTGATACAGGTAACTTCTACGCCCCAAGGAACTCAAACTTTTGGATTACCCCCGACCCTAAGAAGGCAAAGCGGGCCAAGTAAAACAAGGAAGGATTCTTATTCAGCTTTGGTTCTTGGGAATTGGATGATTAAGACGTATTACGATATGACCAACGCCAAGGAGGCTCATGTTGATGCAACGTTTACTCCAATCATGGTTTAAAAGTAAAGTCAAAGTTAACTTTACAACTTTGGATGGACTTTCAAAAAATTTGGTGTACTATATGATATGCCAAGAAAATATAATAAGAAATCAGAATACTGGAGTAAATTCAACGCAAGTGCAGGTCAGGTGGAGAAAGAAGATCTAAATTCTTTATTAAGTAAAGCCGAAAATACTCAAGAAGTAAAGCCAGCTACAGCGGGAGAGTCTTATTATACTCAGGCAAACTACTCAAGAAACGTAGGTCAAATAGAGGGAGAAGAAGGAACTCGTTACAGATCAAACAAAGCAACAAAACAGCCTAAGGCAAACAAATATGCAAATATCGAAAGTCTAGGATTACCGTACTCGTACAAGGATTCTTATGTAAGCCCAAGGATTTCCATTGAACTTTGTCAAAAAGCTTATGCGAATGTACCAATCTTCAGGAATGCTATAGACGTAATGGCTGAGTTCTCAAATTCAGACATTTATTTAGACGGAGGCTCAGAGAAAGCAAAGATATTCATAGACAAATGGATGCAGAAGATAAACATATGGAAGTTAAAGGATCAATACTTCAGGGAGTATTATAGGTCAGGTAATGTTTTCATGTACAAGCTGGACGGTAAGTTCACTACAGAAGATTTAATTAAACTGAATCAGGTTTATGGAGCGGAAGGTAAAAACATCGGATCCAAGAAAATACCTGTTGGTTACATATTTTTAAACCCATATGACTTTGTGGCTGACAGAGCTTTGACTTTTAGCGCAAAGAATGGCATCTATAAAAAAATACTAAGTGAGTACGATATAGAGAAGTTGAAGTTTCCTCAGTCCGACTACGACCAGGAAATGTTTAATGCATTACCTAAAGACGCTAAAGATAAGATAAAGCAGAACCAGTGGATGTCAGACGGAATTATGGTTGATTTAGATCCTAATAAATTAATTTTTTCTTTTTATAAAAAACAAGATTATGAGCCTTTTGCTATTCCTTTTGGTTTCTCTGTACTTGATGATATAAATTGGAAAATGGAGTTAAAGAAAATAGATCAAGCCATAACTCGTACCATTGAAAATGTAATCTTATTGGTGACAATGGGGAATACTCCAGACAAAGGAGGAGTTAATCCAAATAATTTAAAAGCAATGCAATCCCTCTTCCAGAATGAAAGCATTGGGCGGGCGTTGATTGCAGACTACACAACCAAGGCGGAATTTGTTATACCTGATCTAAATAAGGTTCTAGGTCCGACTAAGTACCAAATAGTAAACGAAGACATCAAGGAAGGTTTACAGAACATTATTGTGGGTAAAGAGAATTACTCAAGTACTCAAGTAAAAGCTCAGATATTTCTAGAGAGATTAAAAGAAGCTAGAAGTGCATTTCTTAATGACTTTATGCAGCCCCAGATAAAGAAAGTTTGTCAAGCAATGGGTTTTAAGAATTTTCCAACGGCGAAATTCGTAGAGATAGATATCAAGGACGAAGTGCAACTACAAAGAGTAACGTCCAGGTTAATCGAGATGGGAATCATAACCCCAGAACAAGGAATGACCGCCCTAAAGAAAGGCGTTTACCCAGATCCTCAAGATCTTCGCCCAGCGCAAGAAAGATTTGTTGAAGATAGAGAGAAAGGATTTTATACTCCGTTGTCCGCATCTCAGCCTATTCTAAGCGAAGAAGACCAAGAGATGAAAGAAGAGCAGCACGAGATGAGTGTTGAACAGCAAAAGGTATCTCAAGAACAAATGAAGAAGGGACCGCCTCCCCCTCAGCCAGGACAGCCTCAACCAGCAAAGCCTGCCGTCAAGCAAGACAATGGTAGACCAGCAGGAACAACAACCAAGCCTAGTGGAGTATTAGCCTCAGACGAGGTTCACAGTAGGAAGAATATTCAAGAAGTGGTGTACAGCATTGAAGCTTTACGCAAGCAAGCTGAATCGGCGCTAAAGAACCACTACGGAAAGAAAAGATTATCTAAAGAACATAAAGGTATTATAGATACATTAACAGAAAGCATAGTTATGTCAACAGAACATGACCAATGGGAAAAAGCATTAAGCTCTTGTATTGAAGATTTTAATAATATTGAAAAATTAAATATTTTATCTGATGTTTTAGATATTTCTGAACAGCATGAAATTGTATCTTATCCTGCTTCTATACTTTATCATAGTAAAAAAATAAATATTGATAGTAAATAATCTTGTGTATTAATATATTAATATGAGTTTACCTTTTAAGTATATATGTAAGTTTTCTGAAAGTGTTGTAGCTTCTAGCCCGAAAAGCGAGCAGATTGAATCTTTAGCGTCTGTTGAATCTTTAAGGGACTTGATACCAGAAGATATTGATTTTGGAAAGAATATTGATTTGGTTGGAGTAGCATTTAACGGCGCTGTAGCAAATATGTTCAATAAGAATGGAGACGGAATTGATACCGAGACCGCAATAGCTATAAAAGACTACTTCATTCACAAGCCCACCAATATAGAACACCAAAGAAAGAAAGTGGTTGGACATATTGTAGGAGCTTCATTCTCTAAGTTTGGCACAAACGAATTGATGAGCGAAGAAGAAGCGGCTGCAAGTGATGAGCCTTTTAATATTGCATTATCTTCTGTTGTATATAAAACGGTTAACCCCGAATTTGCAGAACTCGTTCAGAAATCCGTAGATGAAGAGGATGAGCTTTATCAAAAAGTATCAGCGAGCTGGGAAATTGGATTCAATGATTATGTAATTGCCATTGGAAGCGACAATTTAAAAGATGCGAAGATCATCGAAGACGAAGAAGGTAAAGAAGAAAATAAACAATTTCTTAAGGCATATGGAGGAAACGGAAGAAACGACGACGGAGAAGAAGTTCATCGCTTGATCGTTGGAGATGTTTATCCTCTTGGAATCGGTTTCACAGCTAATCCGGCAGCCGCTGTAAAGGGTTTAACTGTAGACGAAAAAAGCATCCGAGAATTTAAACTAAAAGATAGCGGAGAAAGCTCCAGCTATGAAAAAATCGAAATAAAAAAAATAAAAAGTTCCCATTTACATAAACACGATGTAAATTTAAGCAAGAACTTAAAACCTAATATCATTATGGAACAAGAAATTTTAAACCAAGTAAAAGAAACCCTAGAAGCTCAAGCTTCGTCTAAGAAACTTTCTGAAGAGGCTATTGCCAACATCACAAAAGTTTTTCATGACGCCATCATTCAAAAGAACGACCAGTGGCAAGCAGACAAAGAAGAAATGGGAAAAGCAAACGAAGAACTCGTTCAAGCTTCCGAAGAGTCTAAGAAGACCATTGAATCTTTAAAAGAAGAAATCGCAGCAATGAACGAGCAAGTTGAGCTTCTCAAAACTGAAGCATCTGCAAAAGAAGCTTCCGAGAAGTTTAACGACAGAATGAGCGCGCTTGATGATCTTTTCGAATTAGAAGACGAAGATCGAATCGTTCTTGCTTCTGATCTTAAATCACTTGATTCCACAGAAGAAGCTTATGCTGAGTATAAGGAAAAACTTTCTGTAATGTGGAAACACAAAACAAAATCTTTTAAGGAAGAACAACAAAAAGCTATTGCAGCTAAAGTTGAAGAGCAAGTTCAAAAGAGAATTTCTGAACTTTCTTCCGCAAGCGAATCTACAGAAGAAGTAGCAGAAGAATCAACCGAAGAGGTTGTTGAAGAAGCTATCGAAAATGCAGAAATCGAAGAAGAGGTGGTTGCCAACAATAATGGCGATGCAACTCAAGACCAACTAACTTTAAGGGAAAAATTTAAACAAGCTTTCTCGAAGGACAACGTAAACATTCAATACTAAAATAGAGGAAAAATAAAATGGCTAATAGACTACTTCCATTCAGACAATACAACGAACATTTTGTAATTAATTTGTTCGCACTTAAAACGAGCGAGCTTAACCTTACTGACGTAACTGTAAATACTCACACCAGCTCAGGCAAGCATGACGCTGGAGTAATTGTGAAGATTGATACTGGTAACGGATCTGACATTGGGGCAGGATACAGTGGAACTGCTGCAGATGCCGGGAAAGGTAACTCAGACCTTAACGCATACCTTGGTCAAACTGATTATCCTCATGTTGGCAGCAATGTTTATGGTGAAGCTTTTGCTAAAATTCAACAACATGGCGCAGGTTCAGCCCGCCCAATTGGAATAACTTTGAATCAAACTCTTACATATGACGAGAATGGAGAAAAAATGCTTTATTACAAGCAAAAACTTATTGAGAGCGCAGGCGTTCTTCCTGGTCAAGCAGTTCCGGTATTATCAAAGGGTATTATCACTATAGGTGAAAATGCTTTTGACAATACAAAAACTTACGCCGCGGGCGATCCTCTTTATGTAGGAGGAGGAACAGGAACTACTGGTCAAGAAGGAAAGTTCACAAAGACATTCTCAGAAGCTGCCGTGTATAATAGTCCTATTGGATACGTTGTTGCTGTTGGCAATCGCGACCTTGCTGCTGGCAAACTATCTTCAAATGATTATTTTGCTGGAGATGGATCAAGTGCCTTAGGAACAGGCGGATATCTTATTATCAATATCGACCTTTAATCTTTAACTAGAGAGTATCAAAAAAAATGAAAATTACACTTAAGAGAACAGAAGAACAAGTCGAGCTCGTAAAGGCTATGGCTTCACGAAATCGCGAAGTTGCTTATGAAGCACAAATGGCGTTGGCAGAATTCATCGGACCAGTTTTGGCCGAGGTTGTAAACCAAGCTCCTACGATTAGTAACTTATTCACAAACTTCCAGTTTAACGATATGGACAGTCCTAGTATTCCTTTGGATCTTTACTATGATGTTACTGCTCCAGATTACGTAAAGGTTTACAGCACATCAGTTCCTGGTGGTCTTCCAACCAATACTGTAACACCAACCGCTTCAGAAATGAAGTTCACGACTTATCGTCTTGATAGCGCTGTTGATTTCGACAAACGCTACGCTGCTAAGTCTCGTTTAGACGTTGTTGGTAAATCATTTACTCGTATTGCTCAAGAAATTCTTCTTCGTCAAGAATCTACTTCTGCAAACTTGATCTTGGGAGCATTGTTTGCTGCTAGCACAAACGGTGTAGCTCACACTCAAGCAGCTAACGGAAATACATTGATTCTTGATGATTTCAATAAGCTTTTGACTAAAGCAAAAAGAATCAACACTGCATGGACAGGCGGAACTCCAGAAGGCCGAATCAAAGGAATCACTGATATGATCATGAGTCCTGAGGCTGTTGAAGGTCTTCGTTCGATGGCTTACAATCCTGTTAATACGCGTGGTTTACAGACAACATCTACTGTTAACATTCCTGCTGGTACAGATGCCAACGGTGGAACTACAACAGTCTCCAATCCTGGAGCCGGAGTTATTGCAGCTACTGATGAAATGCGCAACGCAATTTATCAAAACGCTGGTATTCCTGAGTTCTACGGTATTTCCATCATGGAAATCAACGAGCTTGGCGCAGGTCAGAAGTTCACAAACGTATGGACAGGTCTTGGTGGAGCTGGAACAGATTTAGTTATCGGTCTTGATCGCTCACGTGAATCTTTATTCCGTGCGGTTGCTCTTGATTCTGAAACAGGATCCGAGTTTACTCTCTTGGCAGATGATCAGTACAGTATTCGTCAGCAAAAAATTGGATACTACGGTTCTCTTGAAGAAGGTCGTATGATCCTTGATGACAGAGTTCTTACTGGAATCACTCTATAATAGAGTCTCAAAGGAAACTTTCAAAAAGTCCACCTTTATGGTGGATTTTTTGTTTGTGGATATTAACATATATTTATATAATAAATAAAGGAAAAAGGAAAAATCATGGCTAAAAAAACAAACACAAGAAAAAAGGCAACAAAAGCACCGATGGAATTCAGTGACGGAGTTGATCATTTAAAAGAGGAATCAAAAGAAGCAAGAGACCTCGAACAATTAATGGGCTTCAAAGAGAAGAATCCATTTGGACACGATACATCAGAGGCATTCGAGTCAGCAATAGAGACTATGCCGATTACTAGTTTGCAAGAACTAGCAGTTAAATCTGGAGTATTTCCATCAGGCACAAAAGCAATGCTAAAAACAAAGCTTAAGAAGGCTTACTATCAGTATACTACTGGAGGTGCAAACAAGGTGGTTCAAGTAACCAAACCAATCATCGATCCAGAATCAGAACAAGGTAAAAAATTACTCAAGATACTTGGAGAACAATTCTAATGTCTTTCAATCAGATAGGTCAAATAGCTAGCGGCGTACTTCAGTACGATTTTGATTTCATTACCGGCACTACAGAGAAAGCTGCTGAGCTGTTGACCATATCTGGTAGCCTGAGCGGGCATGTAGGACAATTAAATGTCTTAATCAACCAATCATTTGGATACACTGGCTCAGAAGGAGATGTAAACCCGCCACTTCAAGAAGAAGAAAAAGAAATACTCGTCCAGCTTTATATCAAGGACTATTACTTTAAGGAGGCAAGAAGGGTGCTTAGAAGCCTTTACGACGCAAGTTCGGCCTCAGCCTTTAATGAAAGCGAATGGACTGAACTACGCGAAGGAGATACCACAATAAAAAGAGGAGTCTTTTCGGCCAAGGATAGAGTCAGTGCGTCAAGAAATTATAAAGAATTAGCAGAAGAAGCGGACAAGAAAATTACAGAGCTTGTGGGTGCGTATAATATGTATGGCGCTCAACCCAGACAAGTTGCTGGAAATGATGGATGGACTGTTACTAGTTCTGGGTATTGTTCTTAAAACCCGTTCCAGTCGAACTCGTCCCAATAGTTTACAATATCACCGTTTGTAGGATTGCCTGAGGCGTCTCGTCCTTTGTAGATTGTTAAGAGGTTTAACGTAGGAGTAATATTATTTGCCATAACGTAATCTTGACCTTGGACAGTCGCACCTCCTAATTGAGTAGTTGGATTCGCCAAGGTGTTTCCTGGAATAGAATTTGCTATTTCGGCTCTGCCATCATTAATTGCTCCTACCATATGACTGCCATTTCTCGTCGTAACAGAATTAAATGCTGAGGCTCGAAGAAAGTAAGGAAAATTAGTACTGGTAAACGAAAGGCCATTAGCGGCTGTAAATAAACCGATTATATCGACCACACAATTAGACGATAAGGATAAAACTGCGTCCCCGACTGTTATTTTGTTTGAGCAAAAATGAATTCTAGACTGAAAATAAGTCATTGGGTTAGCATTCCATGGTATATGGGGTCCGTACTCAGGAAACCTAAAAACTCCTCCTGTATCAGCTTGAAACAAATAGTCACAATAAAAATTATCCCCTGCGTTGCCGACTCCTTCTGAAGAGGCAACTTTTCTGGGCCCGAAGTCAAGCTCTAAAGCTGGCGCCCAGAAACCTTTTTCCAAAGGGTCTAGGAGAGTAGACGCAGGGCCGTCACTATAATTTTGGACTTGAATGATTGCCCCTCTGGAAGCTTCAATAAGGCAGTGTGTTGATCCTCTGGCATTGATTTTACAACCAATAAGATTGAGAGTGCACGAATTGTGTGACCTTATCACTGCGTGAACCCCGCCACTATCATCAAGATCAAACACAAGATTAACCAAGCTGAATAATATGCTTTTTGAGTTGAGCCACATGGGTACGTATGCGTTTTCAGCAGGGTCACGCTTTGCTTTCATTTTCACTTTAGTTAAGCTGCCCGTCCGGTATTTTGCAGAATCACCATATACACTGACGTAGCATTTGTTGATTTCGAGGTTGCCGTGGCTAGCAAAAATTCCATTGGAATTTTCAATTTCCCCTTCGTCTGTATCTGTTTGTAGATAAATGTTAATGACTGCATCGCTGGATGCTACATCATTTCTTATGTATGTAAACGCGTCACGAAGCCTTTTGAGCTTGGTTGTTAGTTTTCCATCGATGCCAACTGAGATTCCGCTCCTGTACTCAACCCCCTCGGTATCATGTATTTCTATACCTATAGTGTTCGAAACAGCAGAAGTTGCTAAAGATAATTTTTTGGTTTTATATTTTACGTCTTGATTTGGGACTCCATTCTGTTCGCATTCAACAATGTCAAAAGTTTCGTTTTGGCAAACTTCTGTAACTTCTAGCCCTCCTCCAGGTTGAACTAGTGAATCTAGGTTTTCGGCAGTTACTGGCGTTGTGTTTACTAATACTTGGGAATCAGCAATTCCGTCCCCGTCTGTATCCACATACTCCACCGTCGAGGAAGCGTTTTTGTTTGGATTCTGAACTTCATTGCCTTGCGAATCAAATACTGTGTCTCTCTCACTTTCTGTAGCTTGTGATAATCCTTGGCTGTAACCATTCATTAGGTCATCAAAATTTAAAATGGACTGTATAACGGCGGTTTCGGCAGTCATACTGTCCGAGGCTAAAATTTGAAAGATTCCAGCATTAGCAGATACAGTGCTTGTGACATTTAGAGATCCAGCTATGCTTGGGTTTCCATCAAAAAAAGTATCTCCAGTAAATTTTATATCACCAATTGCCGACAAGCCTCCTGTAAAACTGCCATAAATGAAATTTCCTGAATAATTTGGAGCTCCTCCCGATATAACCTGATCAAAAGTTACCTTTCTGGTCGAAAGACTTGAGCCATCCAGGGCAGTGGGTATATAATTGCTACCAGTGATTTCTGCGTCTGAAGCGGAATCTAAATTTCTTATTTTTATATATGACATAAATATATGTACACTAAACTCCACCCATGTCCATCAAATCTTTCATCGAAAGTGATCCACCCTTTTTCTTTGCTGCTTCATGAAGTCCATCTTTCTGCGGAGTATTCATTCCTAGTTCTTCTAGGTCTTCTTTTGTGGCCCCAACAATTGTTGAAGCTGACGAGGAATTGTTCATCTTACTTTTTATTTCATCTCTCGCCTCTGAAGAGTTCGCGTAATCAAGTAATGCTTCTGGATCTTTTTTTATCTTGTCTGGGATATCATCATTCATTTCAAATATATTTTTAAATATTCTTGTATATATTAGAAGATTGAGTTGGAAGTTATTTAACTTGACTACTGGTACGCCAAAGAAGTCCATAGTACTTTCCGAAAACGAGTAATATATTTTGTAAAAATCTTGTATAGCTAGATGTTGTATATTTTTTTCTGAAAATTTTTCATGAAAGCTATTGTATATTCTTACTAGAGCGGTAACTTCTTTTGTGCTTGTATCTTCGAATTCTTCTTGAGTATACAGGGGCTCGTCTAGATCTTGGGTTTTATAAAAGCTATTAAACATATAAAAGTCATTAGCTCTGTTGAGTGCGTAGTTGTCGCAGGAGTTCGTTATGAGGCTCGCCTTCTGAGCGGTTAGGCCACTTAACTTCTCCTGGGCTTCATTTATTTGTTGGTTTATTCTCTTTGTGGCGCTTTTGAGTACCAAGTTTTTTTTGTTTTTTATTAAACTTTGGACGTAAAACTTTTGGGTCTCTATTTCTGACTCGTCTGACTTAGACCAGATACCTTGCTCTTCTAGGTCGGTAAATATTTCCTCTTCAGAGGGAAGACCTCTTGCTTTAGCGCGATCAAAGTGCATTTGGTACACTTGATCAAAATTAACAAGATCTGAAGTGCATTGATGTTTGATATATCTTTTCTCTTCACCCACATAATAGGTGGAGAAACCATCAACTATTTCCTTGAATAGCCCTCTATATTTCTTTAGGTCCACCCATTAGAGTTCGCCAGAATCGATATCTTTTTCGAGATTGGAGAAATCTTCCTCGGATGCGTTTTGGCTAAAGTACCAAAAACTAATAAAGGTCATCAATTTCTCACGAGCCAAGTCAAAAATATCGTCTTCGTTTTCGTCAAGCTCATAGTAGGACTCTTCTTTCTCTTCCATGCTTTTTCCAGCAAACAGGGGAGTTTCTTCTTCGTCCGGACCGGCAACATAAGAAAGATTAAGCATGTACCATAGTATGGTTTTGTTTTGAGCTTTAGTATCTGCTGTATGATTGAATACGTTTTGATAACTTGTCTCAAGATCAACAATACGCTTTCTGGTGGCCGCAAAAGATTCGGTTAGTTCTTCTTCTTTTTTGGTTTCTTTGTCGTTTTTGTTTTTCTTGGCCATTAAGCGGCCAAGATCGCTTTGAACTTCGGTGAGTTCTCTGTAAAGGCGTATTAGTTCTGTTGAGTCTTCTTCTGAAAGTAATCCTCCGCTGTCGCTGTATTTTTTTGCAAGCATAGCTTTTGTGAGAATACCTTTTTTGATGCACTTGCTCATTTCGATACTGAACTCCATGTCCGCGTCTTCCACCTGCCTGCGTGAGGGGGAGGCGATTCTGATTGTATGCTGTACTGGTTTTTTTACAGTCTTGGTTTTTGTAACTTTTTCTTTTTGTCCAGTTTCTTTATTTTTAACTTCGGAAACTTCTTGTTCCTCGACTTCTTCTTCTTTATTGACAGTAAACTTGTAGATTGTTTTTTTGCTCATATTTTTATATATTGTTTAATTGCTTAATGTATTATATATTTAAAATTTAAAACTTATAGTAAAATTTTCTAGTGAATTTTCAGTAGTTCTTATAGTTTCATTGCCTAAGTCTAGTATTTTCTTTCTTAGGTATTGTAGTTTTGTTTGATCAAAGTAATCTGCTTGGTCGATTAACGGTTGATATTCTTTGGGGACAGAGTTGCGGAGTTTCTCGAAGTTGCGAAGATGATCGTTGT